CTTACAGTTTTAGGTTTCTTTTGAGAGATGAAAATGGTAAAGTACGCATGGGTAAGGATGGTAAACCTAGATATAAATATGTCAGTTTTAAAAGGTTAGATCCTTGGTCTTCTTTTCTTATGATGGCTGCTGATGCAGCTTCTATCACAGGCGGTCTTAGTAAACAGGATCGTGATGATTTTGGTGTTGCTGCTTCTGTTGCATTAGGTCGTAATATTACAAATAAAACTTATTTACAAGGTATTACTGAACTTGCTGATTTGTTAGGAAAACCTTACCAAATGGAGAGTTGGCTTGCTAGAAGAGCAGCAGCAACTGTAAATCCATTTAGTTCTCTTGGTAGATCCTTAACAAAGGCAACTGATGGTCAAATAATGGATAAGAGAGTAAGAGCAGGTGATGATGGTTTTGTAATTCTTAGAAAGTTTCATAACGAATTAGCAGCAACAATACCTGGTTATGGAGCTAATTTAAGACCTATGAGAAACTTTATTACTGGTTCTATTATCGAATATCCAGTTGGTTTTGGTCCTGATAATATGAGTGTTCTTAATCCAATCAAAGAAACAGATAGCATCAATAACAATGTTCTTACAACACTTGATGATATTGGTGCAAGGATAACTCAACCTTCAGATGAACTTAGTCTTGGTAGATTACCCAGTGGTCAAGCTATCGGTAGTGGTATAGAACTAACTTATGACGAACATCTTGATCTCATCGAAGAAACTGCTTTTGTAAAGATTAATGGTATAACTATGGTTAGAGATTTACACAATAGAATCCAACAAAAAGATTTTCAAGCATTAATGAAAAGTGTAAGAGGTGAATTAATAGAACAAAATAATATGGACATAGAAGTACAAGCACAACAAGCTAACAGAGACAAAGCAGAAGGCATACTAAGAGATATTGTGAATAAATACAAAAAAGCTGGTAAAGAGATATGGTTAAGTAAAAATCCAGAACGCAAAAAAGAATATCTACAACTTCAAGCTACAATTAGGCAAGAAGCTAACAATGACATCCTTGAGGGGTTTCAACAACTTAACGCTAATTAACTATGGCTACTAACACTGCTGCATCTTTTACAAACCATACTGGTAATGGTACTGCTGGACCATTTAACGTTTCCTTCTCTTATCTATCAGAAGCTGAAGTTGATGTCACTGTCGGTGGTGTCTTAAAAACCATAACCACCCACTATACATTTACTAGTGCAACACAAATAACCTTTACCAGTGGTAATGAACCTGGTAGTGGTGTTGCTATCAAGTTTCAAAGAGATACTAACGTTACATCTAAGTTGGTGGATTTTAATGATGGTAGTGTTCTTACAGAAACAGATTTAGATAATAATGCGAATCAACTCTTGTTCAGTATGCAAGAGATTGTTGATAGTGGTGCAGGCTCTAATGTTCAATCAGTATCAGGTTCCGCACCAATAAGTTCATCTGGTGGTGTTACGCCATCCATAAGCATTTCCGCAGCTACATCATCTGCTGCTGGTTCTATGTCTGCTAGTGATAAATCTAAATTAGATGGGATAGAAGCTTCAGCTACAGCAGACCAAACAGCTAGTGAAATAAGAACCTTAGTGAATAATGCTAGTGATAGTAACGTCTTTACAGATGCAGATCATAATAAATTAGACGGAATAGAAACTTCAGCCACCGCAGATCAAACTGGTTCAGAAATAAAATCTTTATATGAAGGTGAAAGCGATACTAATGCGTTTACTGATGCAGAAAAAACTAAATTAAGTGGCGTAGAAACTAATGCAACAGCAGATCAAACTAACGCAGAAATAAAAACAGCTTATGAAGCAAACTCAGATACCAATGCTTTTACAGATGCTGAAAAAACTAAGTTATCAGGTGTAGAAACAAGTGCTGATGTTACTGATGCTACTAATGTAGATGCTGCTGGTGCAGTAATGAATAGTGACCTTAGTAATAAAGGTGAACTGTTAGTAGGTGATGGTTCTGGTGATCCTTCAGCCTTATCTGTTGGTACAAATGGTTATGTATTAAAAGCTAATAGTAGTACTGCAACAGGTCTTGAATGGGCTGCTGAGTCAGGTAGTAGTGGTGAAGCAAATCAAAATGCTTTCTCTACTATTGCAGTCTCAGGTCAATCAGATGTAGTTGCTGATAGCACAACAGATACTTTGAATTTAGCTGCTGGTAGTAATGTCAGTATTACAACTAATGCCTCTAATGACACTATTACTATTTCATCTACAGGAGGAGGTGGAGGGTCAGGTATATCTAATGTTGTAGACGATAGTTCTCCTCAATTAGGTGGTAATTTAGATGTTCAAAGCAGTGAAATAAATACAAGTACAAGTAATGGAAATATCATTTTAAATCCTAATGGTACAGGTGTTGTTGAAGTAAAAGGTGATGGAACCAGTAGTGGTACTGTTGGAACAATACAACTTAATTGCTCGAATAATAATCATGGAGTTAAGATCGCATCACCACCACATTCTGCTAGTGCAAGTTACACTCTTACTTTGCCTAGTACAGATGGTAATGCAGATCAGGTATTAAAAACTGATGGATCAGGTGGTCTTGATTGGGTAGATCAAACAACAGCATATACAAATTCAAGTGTTGATACACATTTAAACTTTAGTTCTGCATCTTCTGGACAGGTCTTAAGTTATAACGGATCTGATTACGCTTGGGTTGCTCAATCAAGTGGTGGTGCTACAGATAAAATTAGTGAAGGTAATACAGAAGCAGAAACAGTTGATACTGGTTCTGATGGACACTTTAAAGTCACTACAGAAGGTACTGAAAGATTTCGAGTAGCAGCAAATGGTAATGTCGGTATCGGGAGTAATAGCCCTTCAGAACTTTTACAAATCTATGATGCCTCTGGTAATCCAACAATTAATGTCAGGGCTAATAATCAAAACACTGCTTCATTAAAACTCGAAAATGATGATGGTGATTGGACTATATCTTCTGGTACTTCTAGTTATCCTCTAAAGTTTGCAGTTGGTGGTAGTGATAAATTTACAATACTGAATGACGGAAAAGTTGGTATTGGTACTTCTTCACCTTCAACAGTATTAGAAGTAAACGGTAGTTTTAAAGCAGGTGCTGCAACACTTACAGGTAGTGCAACTTTTGAAGATGCAATAAATGAAACTATATTTGCTATAACAGATGATTCTTCTGTTGCCTTAGATCCAGATAATGGAATGGTTCAAACTTGGACTTTAGGAGCGAATAGAACTGCAACTGATTCTCTTACTACAGGTCAATCTATGCTTCTTATAGTGACAGCAAGTAGTTCTAACTATACTTTGACTTGGCCTACTATGAAATGGAACGGTGGGTCTGCTCCTACACTTGGCGGTGCTAATGCTACAGCAATAGAATTATTTAAAGTTGGTAGTCAATTATATGGTGCAACAGTAGGAGATCTCTCATGAGATCGCATAGACTTCGTGCTGCTGTTGGTGGTAGTGGTGGTGGTGGATATACTGTTGGTGAATTTTATCCTATGTTTGGAGTGAAATTAGATAATGCAGCAAGTAGTGGTGATATAAGTACTAATCCAGCTAACGATACTAAAGCAGAACAACCAATGCAAAGGGCTTTATCCTTTGATACTGCAAATACTACGGAGTTAGATGGTACAGAAACATTTTCTGCTATTAAGACAATATTAGACACATCTTTATACACTTGTAACTCTGATTTTGGAGCAAGTGGCAATTATATTAGTGCTATAAAACTAGAACATTACAACAGCAGTGGAACTCTATTAAATTATGGAGAGTTTGCTTTTGATGGGTCATCTTTTAATATTTACGATCATGCCTGTAACGCATTACCTAGTGCTTTTGGTGCTCAGTATGGCGGTAGATATACACCACCTTCACAGATGGGTAGTATAACAAGTGCGAGTTTAGATGGTAATAGTATAAGCATTAGCGGTACTAACGGAATATACAGTCATGTAATTGTAAATTGTTCAAGCAAAAACAGTATAGGGGGGTCACACAGTAATAGTTCTTGGAGTAATGACTATGGTGATTATTGTTTTTTAGGTATAACAGACACTATTCAGGAAAGTGCTAATAGTGACGGTCTTGATAATGGGTTTGCTACTACTAAAGGGTTAGCATTTGGTATATCAGATTCAGATGGTGTGGCAGCCGTCAATTCCGTACGTTATCCACCAAGAACTATAAATCTTGGAATAAATAGAAGAAGTACAGCTTATAGAAGTTTATGTACAAATTGGCAACAGCGAGATTATACAGGTCATGGTGGAAATACTTTTAGCGGTTATTTTCTTGTTTATGGAAAATATAAGTCATAACGTCCTTAATAATTATAATAGTAAAGACACTTACCAATTTAAAGTAAAGATATTATACTTACTTCAAGAAATGAATTTATTATGAAATACGCAATTATTGATAGTTCTACTGTAAAAAGCACTGGTACTCTTAAAGAATTATTTCCTAATACAAGTTTTACTACTGCTGGCCCTAACACAGATTTTTTGACAGCAAATAATGTAGTTGAACTTATAGAAACTCTTGGCTATACAACACCAACGCAAAAGTTATCTTCTGTAGATGCTTATCTTGATGGTGGAAAGGCTTACACAGTAAAAGTAGAAGCTACAACAACAGAGGAACAAACTGCTCTTATAAATGAGGAATGGAAAACTGTACGAAAAACAAGAGATAATTTATTAGCTCAAACTGATTGGAGAGCTAGTAGTGATTTAACACTATCCGATGATTGGAAGACTTATAGACAGGCTTTGCGTGACGTACCAACACAGTCAGATCCATATAACATTGCATGGCCTACAGAACCTAGTTAAAATACAAACAAAAATTTATGGCTCGTAAAACAAACGAAGAACTAAAACAAGAAATTGTAACCTTGCAAAAAAAACAACAAGAAGCTGTACAGGTTGCTAACAATTGTCGTGATCAAATTATGAGAATAGAGGCTGTATTAGCAGATAGAGCAGAAGCAGAGAAAGAGAGTCAGTTTGAGACTTGTACACCACAACTTGAAAAAACTTTAGAATCAACTAGCATATAACTTTAATTTTTAAAAATTATGCTAAAGAAAGT